GGTGCTTGCAGCCAGTCTCGACTGGCGGCGTACTGTGTTGTGAGTGTTTCGGCACTGGCGTCCTTGGACGCGGCCCCACCCTGGTATTGTCCGTAACACAGTAAAGAAACGGTCTGACGTAACCCTATCGTCTATAAATAAAGGGGTAGATCGACGCCTTCGGGTGAAGGTCGGGTCACGGGACCGATTCCCGGTATAGGAAGTGCCTGACACGGCGTATCCCGAATAAATTACAACAGGTCCACTTTGCTGCCTTGAGCGAGGCAAAGCGGTTCACCGTGTGTGGACGCAGCGAGGAATAAACGCTACGTAGTGGGGATCTGCTGTATAACTTCCCCGCCCAACTCCTTTGCATATCGATATGGTGACAATAGATATTCAGGAGTATAAAACTTTTTCAGAAAGTCGCCGCTTTGGTGTTGTGAGCGCAGGGCCCGGCGTTGTTTCACCGGTTCCCGCTCCCCTTTGCGAGGGGTTCCCTACGGGGTTAAAAACTACCATGCGGTCCGTTCTGCGATCGTCTGGCCGCCCGGCGGAGCGCGTGCCTGCTGGTGAGACCATGGTGTCCTCTTCTGAGGACGTTCTACATGCCATGGCACCTCCCAGCGTGTCGCGTTCGCAAAGTCCGGGAGGAGAAAAGGGCCGGAGTGGTCCGGCTCCCTTCACCATTGCGTCCCATGTCGAGGACATTAAACTAGTCGACATGCATCCACCGGCTCAGTGTGACGACGATCCCTTTTTCGATTTCCCCTCCGTTGGCCTCGCTAAGTTTAGGTCTCGGTTGCTTCGCAGCCGGGAGTTTTACGAGGGCGAGGAGGCAGGGGAACAAGTTCTCTGGAATTTGGAGCTCTGCTCCAAGTCCCTTGAACGCCTTGTTCTCTCGGGTGAAATTGGGATCGAACGGCTTTCCGACGCTGGTTCTGTTAACAGCGGAGGATACGTGAGAGAAGTCGAGAGCACACCGCCCCCTCTTTCCAACAGCTTCTGCGTGCTGGAGGAGGAGGGCGATCTTTCATGCTCAAGACAACTGGCCTATCGGAGGAAGGCCAAAGCCCTTGTGAGACACCTTCGTGTCGAATGGGGGATTAAACCCTTACGGGACCTGCCCTCGGAGATTTCTTGTGGGGAGCTTCGCCCCAAACTCCGATCAATCTATCCAACCTCTCTACCTGAGGAGGTTGAGTTAAGTATCAAGACAGCTCAGAAGGTGGAGACCTCCTGCTGCCGTTCCTGCGAACCTCGGTTCGCGGGGATACTTGAAGATTATAAGGAAGCACGATTCCGGCCCGTCAGCGTAGATGACGCTCATCTTGCACGGTTTGTCCGTGCTTTTACGATGAACGTTGAGCGGG